ACCATGTACTACAAAATCATTAATCTGGCCACCAATTGCTTTACTCATTTTAGCTAATTTTGCTGCGGCATCCTTATTCCCATTGATGGCTTGGTCTTGTGTTTTAAAGAATTCATCCATAGTTTTATCAGATACACCAGAACGCTTAGCCAATAATCGCATTGAACGTTGTTGCTGTGCTGCCATGATTTTTCGTGATGACATATCACCTTCAGCAAAAACTTTTTGGATTTGTGCTGCTACTGGATTGCTTTTGGCAGCTTGATCTGCTAATTTAGAAAACATTCCCATGAATGCTTTACGGGCAGGACCACCTACTTCAGCCAAAAAACTTGATGCATTCTTTTGTGCTTCACGGCGATTTTCTTCAATTTCAGATGCTTGGCGGCCAGTTTGAACAGCAACTTTATTCAAATTTATCAAATAGTCACCGGTTTCTTTTTTCAAATCTTTTTGTTGGGTACCTGTGCTTTTTAAGAAGTTTGTTGCACGAGCAGTGGCTTCAGCAAAACCTTCGCGGGTCATGCCAAGCTTTTTGCGTAGTTTTTCATTATCACCAACAAAATCTACAATTTCTTTACTATTATCATTCCATGCGACTTGGTTTTCCTTCATTGCACCAGTCAATTGATCCAATTGCAGGCCGGTTTTAGCCATCATCCCGCCCAACTGTGCAGTAGCATCAACCAATCCGGATTTTTGAATTTGTTCTGGAAGATATGTGGCTGATTCAAGTAATGTGCTGGCGTATTTGTTTGCAACCGATCCAATAAGGGCTGCCGATGAACCAAAACTCATTACCATCTTCATGGCTGGTTTATTCAATTTCGTTAAAGTAGTACCTAAAAGTCCACTTTCAGATGTTAATATTTGAAAACTATTATTTAAGCCTTCAAGGACATGTCCAACAACCGTTCCTTCCTTTCCCATTCCAAATAAAGAATCAGATGCCTTTTCACGCAAATCGTTTTCTTTTTCCAATAAACCGGCTAGAATAGAGTTTTCATCTATAATCTTTTTGGTATTTTGTACACGAAATTTAAGCGACTGTGCTTCTTGTAGATTACCCTTACGAATAGCTTCATTATGTTGTTTTTCTAAATCAGCGGATGTTTTCATAGCATGTCGCACCTGATCGATTTGCTTCGACATGTCTTTTATTAACTCTTCTTGTTTTTCCGTTAATTTGGACGAATTTATATCAAAAACCAATATGAGACATGGGCGCGAATCTATGATAGGGAAGTTAATAAGGCATCTTCAAAGGCCGGAAAAATCTTTCAAGAAATGGATAAAGCCAAAAAAGACCAAGATAAAGGTATTGTCTTGGGCGCTTTGCATCGTCTGCATTATAGAAGATATTGGCATGATCCAAATCCATTAGCATTTATCATGTCATATACACGAGATGATATTAGATGTTTTGCAGCTATCAACCTACATTATTTACTTACAAATCATTCATTACTGATAATTAAAGCTATTAAAAAAGCTAATCAGTTTGCAATTAAAAATGGTCGGCCACTGAAAATAGAATATAAATTATTCACGACACTGAATCTACCACTCATTAGTTATCGTCTGTATAAATACGATAAAGTCAGACCGATTGAATATATTCCTATCGATGACTGGGAAGATGTTATCAAAAAAGAACGATCACCATGGCAAGGAAAATTCTACGGAAAAAGTCAGGAAGAAATTGATAAACTGGCTGGTAGAAAACGAAAAGAAAAAAATAGAAGAGCTAAAAAACGCAGAAAAGCACGATCAAAACGACGATAGGGGGAACAATGACAGAATCGTTTAATACGTTAACAGCGGGATTTAAGAAAATTCCAGGAATTACAATAAATTTACCATCAAATGGTGTGATGTACACGAATCAAATCAATGATACCGTAAAAGAATCTGGGGAAGTGCACGTTAGACCACTATCAATGCGTGATGACTTAGCATTTAAAACACCAGATTTACTTATCAGTGGGTCTGCCGTAAAAGACGCCCTGATTCATTGTGTGGATGAAATAGTTAATCCTGGTAGTATGTATGCCTGCGATGTTAATACATTGCTAGTGGCGCTTAGAATCGCTACTACAGGGGAAATCATGCAAGTCAAAATTAAAAATGACAAGCACAATCCTGAAGACCCAAAAAGTCAATCTTCATACACCTTTGATGTTGATCTTCGTAATTGTATACGTAATGGCAAGACAATTAAATCAATTGATGATTTGACAGTGACGTTGGAAAATGGACAAGTCGTTATTATTCGGCCAATGACATTTGATGAATCAATTAAAATGCTGAAGATGGAAATTGACAGCATGGGTGTTGAATTAGATAGTGATGACGCACGCGTGGAGTACATCAAACAAGGCTTACAAGAAGCTACTACCATGGCCTTAAACATGATTGTAAGTGTTGATGGCATTACTGATAAAGCTATGATTGAAGAATGGTATAACGAAATTCCACGTAACTTATATAAACCAGTACGTGATCTTTTCAATAAAATTTCCGAACTAGGGCCAAATTTGGAATTCGATGCATATGATCCAGTTACTAAAGAAAAATGGAAATCCAAAGTACCTATTGACCCGTTAGATTTTTTCGATTTTGGGTGAGTGAAGGGGACGTAAGTAAGCTCATAGCGTGGGATAAACACCTCAAAAAAGAAAGATTTAAAATGATTGAGGAAATAGTCATGCTGGTGTGGTACATGCGTGGGGGATTAACATGGAATGAAGCAATGGACCTTTCATATGATGAAAGGAAAGCTGCGTTTGATTTCATTAATAATCGAATGGAAAAAATAAAAGATCACAGTTTTCCTGTGTATTAAGAAGGTTTTAAAATGACAGAAGAAGTACAAGAAGGCATAATTATGCCACAATTAGCAGATAAATTTTATGTAATTTTCGGTAAAAATGAAAATAACTCAAATGCATGGGCAAAACAAGTAACAAAAGTTAAAGTAAATCATTTAACAAAGCAAATTAAACTGTTTATTGAACACCCTATAACAAATGAACTTCATAAAAATGTGGATGCAATTGGTGTCAAACAAGGTAGTTCAATCGATATAACATTACTTAACATAAACAGTTTAGATATTGCTAAAAAATATGGAAGCACTGCAACAGTGTTTAGATTCTGTGAATGTATTGATTATGATTTTACTCTTGATTATAGCTGTGATGATGTTGCAACACATATTGTTACATATAAATTTAGAACAGCTGAACCACATATAGTACCAAAGGAAGAAGAATGAAAATAATGGGGATTGACCAATCATTGACTGGTACTGGATGTGTTATTGTTGAAGATTCGGAAATTATTTTTCATGAATATCTACCATCATCACCAAAAGATGGTGATGTGTACTTCCGGGTGAATATGTTGACTAATAAGTTAGTAAAAATAGCCATTGATCAAGAGCCTGATGGGGTAAGCATCGAAGGTATATCCATGGGATCAAAAGGTCATATTGCTGATCTTGGCGGATTACAGCATGTGATTATAAATCATCTACGATATGATTTGAATTTGAATATTGAAGTTATACCACCTACTACTTTGAAAAAGAATGCCGCTGGCAAAGGCAATGCAACAAAGTGGATGATGTACGATGCATTACCAGATCATGTTAGGGAATTGTTTGAAGATGAATATAAGTTTTCCAAACGCGAATCCAAAACAATGTCTGGTAGTGGATTTGATATGACTGATGCATATCATATTGCAGCTAATAGCTGTTGGCATAAAATTAATTAAGAGGTTATTATGAAAGCACCAAGCGACCAGTTCACACTTGTTCAACTTGGAATATTGATTGGTTCTAAGTTTCATGATGTAGCTACCAAAGTAATGGTAAGTGATTCGTTAACTGATGCAACCGCAATTATAAATACCATTGATGGAATACATGTTGAGAAAGACATGTTATTCAGAAACAGATAGATAATTTTACTTCACACACGGTTTCTTTAGAAAGTGAAGACCAATAGGGCATAGTAAAATCAAGAAGACGGAGGGCAACTTATAGTTATTTTTAATCATTGATATAGATTAAATTTATATATAAATTGATTACTCTTCTTTGTTGCTATGTAATTCATTGTTTAAAATTACATCAACTACTAACACATGTGTCTAATTGTCAGGCCAGTTTAGTTTCCGAAGGGCATACGGATGCAGTCTGCTCTACACACTCCACATTTTCATAACTGAAATAGTGGGAAAGTTGCCGTGGAACCTGTTTTCACCATGACATGAAGTAGATTGTCATGGTGGCACCGTCTCCAAAGTGCCTTCGACATGCGGATCGTTGTGAAAAAATAAAAACGTTGGTTTCGAATCACATAAATACTCATATAACACCATAATGGAACAATTGCTACATTGAACCGGTGATATATGAGCACACGTTTTTATGTAATTCCAGTGGGAGTAGCATCCCACTGATCTGATTTATCACAGTATTTAGTGATTTGGCACAAACATTGCCCAAATTGCGCTTTCTTGAGTTAGGCACACCATTAAAACCCCATTACATGAGACTAAATCTATGATTTAGTTCTAAGTCAACGTGCATTGTAACATATTGATTTTATTGATGCAACACATATTTCAAAAATTTTTATGAACCATAAGAATTTCTTATAGATTGACATATAGTAAACAACTTTGATATAATAATCAACAAATTATAACAATGCATAAGGATTATGTGTGTTGTTTATTGGGAGGGATTAGTTTAATGGCAGATTACATTACAAAAGCCGAATTATTAGCAGAAGTTAAAAGAGCACGGGAACTTGGATATTGCACAGAAGAATTAGGTGCAATGTTTATTTTAATGGTCAACAAATATATCACACATCCATGGTGGAATCAATATACATATAAAGATGACATGTGTGGCATGGCGTTGTTGAATTTGTCTGCTGGGGCATTGAAATATGATCCAGACAGATATGATAATCCATTTGGTTATTATACGCAAATTATGAAAACTTCTTTTTTGCAAGTCAAGTACTATGAAAAGAAACATCGTGATATCCGCGATAAAGCGTTGGTCAAGGCTGGTTTAGACCCGTCTACGTCATGGTTAGAAGAACAGTTACAAAAAGAAGCTGAAGAAAAAGCTCAACGAAATGCTAATGTTGATAATGAAGTTGAAGAAATGCCAGAAAAAGAAGAAGAAACCGCTACAAAGACTATTCATGATTTATTTGAATTTTGATAACTGTTTGTAGATGGGAGGAAATATGAAGTATCTTAGCTTTGGTGACATACACTTTGGGAAAAAAAGAAATTCCATACTACATAATCAAGATTGCATTGATTATATTATTTGGATGCTAGACGTTGCAAAAGAAGAAGGAATTAAAAATATTGTTTTTTGTGGTGACTGGCATGATAATCCTTCAGAAATCAATACTGTAACTTTAAATTATTCACAGGCAGGGCTTGAATTGCTTGACCAATGTGAATGGATTGACAAAGTTTACTTTTTGGTTGGTAATCATGATTTAGCAAACCGAAACAACCGCGATATCACATCGTTACCACATACACGCCCGTTTGAAAAAATTCAACTCATTAATGAACCTACAAAGATAGGTAACATATTGTTCACACCATTTCTATTCAAACATGAATATGATTTATTAAAAGACACTACTGCAAAATATGTTTACGGTCATTTTGAATTCAATGGGTTTGTTATGGCTGGTGGTGGATATGTGATGGATAATGGCGCTGATCCACGATACTATAGTAAGCCTGATTATATTATAAGCGGCCATTTTCATGCACGACAAGTGAAAATTAATATAATTTATCAAGGTAGTACATTTCCTATGGATTTTTCTGACGTTGGCGATGTTAACCGGGGATGTTGTATTCTTGATACTGCCAAACGTGGTGATAATCGTATTAAATTCATGAATTGGGAAGATGGTCCATCGTATGTTAGATGTGCATTAAGCGAACTACTAGAAAATCCAGATGCATATTTAAAATCAAAGGCTTATGTTGAATGTGATGTTGATATTTCAATAACATATCTTGAATCGGTTGAATTACAGAAGCAATTAATTACTGATTATGATTTGCGTATGTTTAAAACAAAAGATAGAATAGGAACTGAACGTGATGAATCTATCGGCCAAGATGTTGAAATAGCAGAAAATGAAGAAGTACAAATGAATGATACTGGAACTATGGTTTTGAACATGCTATCTGATGTTAAAGCCGAAAGTATCAATAATGATAAACTGAAAGATTTGTTTTTAAGGATTTAATTATGACAATAGATACCGACGAAATTCAACTAAAAATAGTTGATGAAATTTTGAAAGAACGTGCAAGACAGATTGATGTGTGTAAACATGGTGGTGATACTAATGACTTTGATAAAGGTAATAGTAGAAATGACTGGATCGCTTATGTAACAGCATACCTCGGTCGAGCTGGCCATCAGGTTGCTAGAAACGAGCGTGATCAACAAGAATTTAGGGATAACATGATTAAAGCCGCTGCGCTTTGCCTTGCAGCACTAGAATCACATGATAAAGGTCATTGTTAATTATGATGATGTTTTATTGGTAATGGCAGTTGAAGGTGAATTTGATGTTGAAATTTCTGATGAAGTCTGGGAAAAGATAACTACGCCAGAACAAATTGTAGAATATTTGGAGAGTTTATGAGTGAAAATACCGTTGTCACTTGTGTTTATTGTGGTCATCAATATCCGGATGGTACTCCTACTGCAAAACATAAATTATTAACTGAACATATTAAGACGTGTGAAAAGCATCCATTACGCGAAGCAGAATATAAGATTGAACGAATGAGAAATGCTTTGATTGGATTGGTGGGAGCCAGTACAAAAGATGAATTGGATGATATGGAACAAGTTATTTTATCCACGGCAGCATCAGAAGAAGATAAAGCAGTTGCAATTGATGCAATTGATGCCTTACGTTTGTTTTTATAATGTTTGATGATACTATAAATGGTGCAGAACTTTCATCAGATAGAAAATATAGATATGTACTTTGGCGTAGATGGGAATATAATACGCCATATGTTTTATTCATAGGCTTGAATCCATCGACAGCTGACGAAAGTGAAGATGACCCAACAATTAGGCGATGTAAACGGTTTGCATCTGACTGGGGCTATGGTGCCATTTATATGGTAAATTTATTTGCATTACGCGCCACAAATCCAAATGAAATGTTAGCACATGATGATCCTATAGGTAGTGATAATGATAATTGGATACAAGACTTGGCACAAAATGCAGGTGTAATAGTTTGTGCGTGGGGTGCGCATGGATGTCATATGAATCGTGATGAAGACGTTAAGCATTTATTAGCAGATTATGAATTAATGTGTCTTGGTGTAACAAAAGCAGGAAAGCCACGCCATCCACTTTATATTAAAGCTAATAAACAATTAGAAAATTTTATTAAGTAAGGAAAATATGAAATGAATACTGAAATTTTAAATTTGGTTCCAGAAGATTACGAACATCGTATGTTTATTGCGGAAGTTTTAACCTCCATTTATGATAATAATGGTACTATTGAAGAATTCAAAGAATTCGTCGATGAATGTGAACTTGTACCTAACTTGATACTTGACCTTGAAGAAACACTTTCTAACGGCATCACTATGGATGAAGTACGCACGGCAATCGCTAACGAATTATCTGATGAAATCGGTATAGTTGATTTAGGTACTGATGAAAACGCTTGATAGATATATTGGTTGTCTGGTTGGCCTTGCCTTTGGTGATGCTTATGGCACCAGAACAGAATTCAAACAACCCGGTGAATTTGAGGAATACTTCGATTTAGTGATTGAAGGTGGCGGCCCATTTAAATTGGAACCGGGTCAATGGACTGATGATACATCCATGGCGCTTTGTCTGGCTGAAAGTATCATTAAGTGTGATGGTGGATTTAATTCAGAAGATCAGATGAAACGTTATCTTGACTGGTATACTAATGGTCATTTAAGTAGTAATGGTAGATGTTTTGATATTGGTGGTACCACTGCTGGCGCAATAGCGCGGTTTTCTCGTGATGGAAATCCTATTGCCGGAGCTACCCATGAACATAGCGCTGGGAATGGTTCTTTAATGCGTCTGGCACCAATACCAATGATGTATCGGGGTTATTATGATCGATTGTTTATCTTTGCAGAAAATAGTTCAAAAACAACACATGCGCATCCAGACTGTTTGGAATGTTGTACCATATTTTCTTACATGATAGCCGATGCATTGGCAGGCAAATCAAAAGAAGAAATTTTGGATAAGTCGAAGCACAGTTTATCAGAACCACATGTAAAAAATATTGCATATCGATCATATCTTAAAAAAGATCCACCACAAATTAAAGGTACCGGGTATGTAGTTGATACACTGGAAGCTGCATTATGGGCTTTCGCCACTACTGATAATTTTGAGGATGGTATGATTAAAGTCGCTAATCTTGGTGATGATAGTGATACCACGTGTGCTGTCTATGGACAAATTGCTGGGGCGTATTATGGTATTGATGCTATGCCTGATGAAGAAGTTGATAAATTATCATTACTTTCAACTATTATTACATTTGCAACACAATTGTACATATTGAGTGATAAAATAATTAATGAATATACATGAATTAACAAACGATAAAGAACGATGGGAATGGGTACTTGCCAATAAAGATACTGGTATCAGTGTTGTGTTGGATAATGATGATACGTATGTTATTAGTCCAGAAGATGATGATGGTGATAGAGTTATATTGTTTCGTTTTAATAATTATATAGGTAATTCTAGTGGTGTGGGTGTATTTTTGGAAACGCTTAATATACCCTGCGAACCCGTGTAGATGTCAATGATTGATGAACTTTTTATTGATATAGTCCCAGAAGACTATGATCATCGGCAACAAGTTGCTGAAGTACTGGTTATGATGTATGACGATCTTGGTGTATATGATATTGATGAATTTCGTAAATTTGCTATAGAACATAACATACCACATAATATCATGACAAAGTTTAATGAAGACCTTGCACGAGGTCATACTATCGAACACTTGGTGGAATATCTACGAGATAAATTTTATAAGGATATCTGAATGACAGGGTTTAAACCGATGTGGGCATCGCCACCGGGTGATACAATCATGGACATTATGCTTCAACGCAATATATCAATAAGTGAATTTTCAATTAATATGGAAATGTCGTTAAAATTTACACGCGACTTATTAACTGGTATAATACCAATTGATGATCTTATTGCATTTAAGTTATCTACAGTGCTGGGTGCAACACCAGAATTCTGGGTGAATCGGGACGTACAATATAGGGAGTCTTTAAAAAGAATAAATGGCAACGAAAAAAGTAATACTTAAAAGAATACACATTAGAAATTTCTTAAGCTTTGGCAATAATTGGACAATAGTAGAACTTGATAAACCCGGAACAAATTTGATTCTGGGTGAAAACCGTGATATTGGTGAAGAAGGTTCCCGAAACGGTGTTGGTAAGTCATCTGTTATGCAAGCTATTTCGGTTGCATTGTTTAATAAACCAATTACTGACATCAAAGTTGGTAATTTGGTGAATACAACCAATCGAAAAGAAATGGAAATCAAACTTGAGTTTATCACTGATTGGGATAACCAAAGTTATATGGTGCACTGGGGTCAGAAGCCAGACTTCGTGCATTTGTACAATATGGTTAATCCAGAAACAGATATTGCACTTCATAGTAAAGCCGAAGTTGTTGATCAAATCCGGGAAATTATTGGCATTGATTATTTGACATCAAAATATGTGCTGGTGTTTGCCGCTTCCGGGCAATCTTTCCTTGATTTATCTGCGCCAAAGCAGCGTGAAGTCATTGAAAGTCTTTTTGATATGGATATTATTTCACAGAAGGCTGCTGGCGCATCAGACCTTAAAAAAGAATTTAAAAAAGAATTAGAATTCCAACAATTCAAAGTTAAATCATCTAAAGAAAATAATGACCGTGTTACAAAGATGATGGTTAAAACTGAAGCAGATATCACTGATTGGGAAAATGATAGAGTTAATCAAATTACTGCGTTAGAAGATGCATTGGTTGCTATTGGTGAAATTAATCAAGAAACATTAGATGAAGAAATTTTATTGGTTGATGATATTATGGCTATCAATACTAAGATTCGTGATATTGAATCCAGTATCAAAATGCAGAAAAAAATTGTTGATGATATTAATAAAGAAATCAAAAAACTTAATGTTGATATATCACATTTGGAAAATGATAACTGCCCATTCTGTAAACAATCAATGCCCAATGCTAAGAAGAGTCTTACATCTAAGAAAAAAGACTTCAAAAAACTTAATGAAGCATTGGCCACTGAAAGTGAAAAGTATACGAAGCTATCTGATGAAAGTAATGAATTAAATATTGTGCTTAAAGAATTGCAAGGTAAGCGTAAATACGACAATCTTAATGAAATTCGTCAATTGGTGAATGAAAAAGATAACATCATTGCTGGTATCGAAGATTTAAAACAATCAAAGAATCCACATGTTGCACATCTTGAAGAATTGAAAACAAATGGTTTACAGGAAATTGATGAAAGTCCGGTTGAAAAAGCACAAGATGATTATAACCACGCAGACTTCTTATTGAAGTTGTTAAATAATAAAAACTCTTTCATTCGCAAGCGTATCATTGGCCAAGTCATTCCTTTCATGAATGCCAGACTATCACATTATATTGATGAATTGGGATTACCACATGTTGTTCGATTTGAAAATGATTTGACTGTAACAATCAGTCAGTTTGGTCGTGAATTAAGCTTTGGTAATCTTAGTACCGGTGAACGCCAGCGCGTGAATTTAGGTATCAGTTTTTCTTTCCGTGATGTTTTGGCTAATATGCATACAGAATTTTCAGCATTATTTCTTGATGAAATTCTGGATTCTGGATTAGATGAAATTGGTGTTCATTTAACAATTAAAGTGTTGAACGATATGGTAAAAGAAAAAGATATGAGTGTGTATCTAATCAGTCATCGTCAAGAAGTGGTGAACATGGTTGATAATACACTGCATGTTATTAAGGAACATGGTTTTAGTAGAGTTGATGATAATTTAAAATGAATAAGACACAAGAACGAGTTGTAAAAGTTTTGGAACGTATGGTTGAAATGTGTAAGCTTGAAGCTGATTACGCAGAAGAATTTTCAGATGCATTAGAACCTATGCTTACTGAATTTCATTATGATGATGGATTTGGAACTGAAGGTGCACTTGATCCACGTGGTGATTTTCGTGATGGCGAATGGTCTATGAACCATGTACAAGGTGTTGATGATATTAACGAAAGTTAAAAGTAATTTAGGTAAAAATGATTAAATTTAAACCATCAGATAATTACGAAGAACTGAAGAAGCAAGCCTATGGTTTATTCAATCTATTACAGAATCAAGAAAAGGAAATAGCTTTCTACAGAAACAAGTATTCAGGACAGAAGCTTGAAAAAGAGATAGATATTTTAAAGAAACTACTAGAAAGTGAAAAAGATATGAATAGGATGCTTACTGAGGAAGTGGATAGATATGAATGTCTTTATGGTCAATATAATGATTGACTGGTGGTAAGGATAGAATTGAAAAAACAGAACAAAAAGAAATTGAAGATATGAAACATAATGTATTTGAATTTTGAATATTACTTAGATTAGAAGGTTACAAAGAATGAAAAAAGTTTATATTGCTACTAGTTTTGATGACGAACCACTAGCCGTATTATTAGCTGATAGTAAAGAAAAAGCTGATATTGCATTCACAAGTATGCAATTACCATATGATCATGCCGAAGAAATTGATCCATCAGAAGTACAGGGTATGCATGGGGTATGTTATTTGTTAACATCAACACCATATAATTCACGTGATTATTCTCATAGAACGGGTGGTGTTGATTTTAGAAAATGGAAACGAGGTTTATAATGGTAAAGTCAATTTTTAATTCATTGATATCTGGTTGGGTATTTTTTAATACATTTAGGGATCGTAGTACTATACATGATTTTTTAATCGCTATTGGTATTCTGATACTGGTTGGACATTTACTTGGTGACGCTGCATTTTGGATATGTGGTGCATTATTGATAATCAATGCGATTACATATGATTGTGTGAAGAATAAATATGGGCGTTGAAAGTAATGAATTTGTATTGGTAACTACACGTAGTTGGGCCAACGGTTTTGATAATGTTCTTAAATTCATTGAAGATCAACCAGAACATTTGCGCCAGTTATTTCATGTTTCTGATGTGTTAATGAATTCAGTTATTCATATTATATTAATGCCTAATGGCAGTAAGAAAGGCTGGCCAAACGATTACGAATGTGCTAATCTTCGATTCAATTTTATTAAACTACTTGAAGGTTATGCCTATGATGATGGCAGCAATCCATATACGTGGGTAGAAGTAAGTTATGGTGAATATGGTCAAAATGTTCTACAAGGTAATAATAAAAATGTTGTAAATTATTTTCCTAATGCATCTACGTTTCCATCTGACTTTTTTATTAAATATGGTAATGGTGCATCAGATTCCACTATGTATGGTGTAAAACTTGAAGATTTGACCAGAGAAGAGTTGATGGCTTGTCTTGCATATACATATAAGTGTAAATCGGACTATGAGTGGTTACTTGATAAACAATGATGAAACTTTTAGAAATAATCAAACGGTTGAATAACCGATATGATAATGTGCCTGAACCATTCCGTACGCTTTTATTCTTTGGAATTTTTATACCTATGTTATTCATTGGTGGATTGACATCTAACCCGGCGATAGCGTTTAGTATTATTTGCATTATTATTGCACTATTATTATTCCGTGGGATTTATGTTGTATTTTTATGAGTCAAAGTAAAAAACATAGTTTTCTTGAAAGTCTGACTAATGTGGCAATTGGTTATACAATATCACTACTTAGTCAGATATTCATTTTCCATTATCTTAATATCCATGTATCACTTATGGAAAATTTCTTAATCACTGGTTATTTTACTGTTATATCTGTTTGTAGGAACTATATTATTCGGCGATGGTTTAACAAGATGACTGACCAACCCCGGTAAAATTCATTTTTGTGCAATTCACTAAATATCTATATTACTTAGGAGATATTTAGTGGCACTTACATATATGAATGGGACTGACCAAAACCGAAATGGCGTTTATATTATTGTCAGCGCTGTCCCCGGTCAAAAATCTGGTATTGATGGTGAAGTTGTTATTCGGTTTCGTGATCAACCTGTTTTAAATGAATCACGAAGCGCAAGGTACGAGCCTGAAAGTCTTTTACATGCCCCAGAATCATACAATGCATATGCAGCTACAGAACAGCGTGAATTTTCACTGGATGGCCGTTTCTTTACGCGTAATTACAACGATGCTAAAGAAAATAACCAGATAATTAACGTAGTAAGAAGTCTTGTCTTACCTGATTATAATGCGACTGGCGCACCTCCCACACCCGTTAGATTGTATGCATATGGTTCATCACATATCTATAATTTACCTTGCTTAGTTCGTGGTTATTCACTTGATTATCCGAATGATGTGGATTATGTCCAATATTATTCAGGCGAACATGACATTATTGTGCCTACCATTTTTACAATTTCGTTTACATTGGTAGAACAACACTCAGTTAAAGCATTACGTGAATTCAGTTTATCTGATTTTAGAAAAGGTGATATGGTTTTAAAAGGATTTTAATTATGACTGATATTTATTACAAAAATAGTAGATTTGCACATGCTGCCAATGGTGCTACGCAGGTGACAGGTAGATTTCTGGATTTTTATGAAAAAGTTGACATATTACCAGCTACTGATGATGAACCTTATGTAATTCCTACGGAATTTGCTAATAATATAAGTTTGTTGGCAAATCTTTTTTACGGTAATCCACGCCTTGGTTGGGTTATATTAAATAGAAATAATATAGAAAATCCATTAGTAGATTTGTATGCAGGACGCACAATTTACAAAGTATCTGTAACACGACTTAGATCAGAAATTTTATCATAGGAGGTGAATTCATGGCAGATGTTACATTGCCTGATAACCCGTTAAAAGAATACACAACATATAGCACTTACTTCATTTTGAAATTGGGAAAGGAATATTATGACAAGACCGGTAATAATAAAGCAGGTCATGAAACTGCTACATTGATTGTTGATAGTCGTGGTAAAGCGCATAATGATAAGGATAACAAAACACCATCTTTGATTATACAATCATTTGAAGTTAATCATCAATTTAATAGCGAAGAGGCCCGTGTTACTGTTGGTCTTGATGCCACACTTGTATTATATGAACGCGGCGGATGCACGTATATTCAGACATTAGCAAAGTTAATGGAACAGTTAGGTATTCAAACTACCGCATCTGCCGTGTTTTGGATAGGTGTTGGTATCATAGGATGGAAAAATACTGGTTCAGGATTTGTTGAAGAGCCGGTTACTGAAAAATGGTTCCCATTTTATATTAAAGACCTTGACATGGATATGAAAAATAGTGGTTCAGAATATAATCATTGGTTAAAAGGTATTTCATATTCTCGTGCTGATGTATTGGCTAATGATCAACTAAACATTAAAGAAACTGTTGGTAACACATTAAAAGACCATTTGGATGATTTGATGAAAAATGCAAATCAGGAAATGGAAAAGACTAAAAAAGGTAACAAGAATGGTACCGTGGCTGGTTTGGCCAAGTTTAAAACTATAAAATTTAGTTATGATGTTGACCCAGAGATAGCAATTAGTTCACCCATTGAAACAAATACTGTTTCATATGATACCGGTGGTGCTAAACATATTTCATCAGGTGGTAAGAATGGTTCTACTACAGTTATCAATCATATCGATGAATTATTAAAACATACGCCACTGGTTCTGAATGACCTTAAAAACAAAAGTATGCAATATAAAATTATTGCACGACCGAAATCAATTGATGAAAACACCGAAGAATTAGTCTATCACATCCGGGCATACAATATTGATCCAGTGGGAAGTGGTAAGACCCCATTAATGAGGTTGAATTATTTTTATGGGGGTGTTAATGAAGATATTATTGATTTTTCATTTAACATTAAAGGTGCATTCCATATGCTTACGCAAGGAATAATTACTAAAACACGTGAAGACATTTCTGCCGACCCAGACCGCATTGTTGACCAAAATAGTAAAAATGTTGATTCTTCAAAAACACCTACAACCCCTGAAAGTGTTCGTGTCGAGGATACAAGTGCTACTGCGTTGGTTCCCCAAGATCATTTAGCCGCTGCCGGCATAAATATTCCACCAAAGCCAATCAAAAATAATTTTGGTAATGATATGAATCGATCAGCTGCTGAGGCATGGGGTATATATGATAATGGGACTAAGCAAGCTATTGGACAACAGTTAGTTGATAATAGTATTAAAATCAGAGGCAACCCATTGCTTATTTTAGATGATGATACTATTACAAAATATGATTTAGAAGGCGCGGTGAATATAGTTGTTTTGAATGTTGGTACACCATTACCAGATTTTCAAGATCAAAATCCAAGTCAGGATGCACCTGTTGAACAATTTATTTTTAGTGGTCCTTATATGATTCGTTACTTGAAAAGTATATTTGGGCAAGGTGGTACATTTCAACAAGAAATTCATATGACAATTTCACCAGACAAAGCAAAAAAAGAAGCATCTAAAAAGGCCACTGGGTAATAATGGAAGCGTATAAAGAAAACCTTAAAGAAGTTAATAAATCGGATAATGATGTCAACGGTCTTTATCTGGGTTTAGTATTAGCAAATAATGATCCACAACAAATGGAACGTGTGCGTACATTCATTTATGGCATTGATGAGCCCGGTTTGCCCATGGAAAAATATCGGTGGATACCAACGATAAAAGGATTAACCGGTAATCAAATTAATGCAAAATTTGGGCCAGCAAAAGATGCCACTGATGGAGTAACTTCTTATGGAATTATGGGTGCACACCGGGTAGGTACTATTGTTTGTGTTTTATTCATCGGTGGTATGCTAAGTAATCCGGTTATAATTGGCGCATTACCATCTAATGACCTAATAACTGGATTACCAGGTGGTAACAAGGGTCAAAATGAAAATGGTAAAAGTGGTCCATCAGATATACAACCAACAAAAGCTAACATAGATAAGGCATTTGGTGTTTCTGATAGCGATGTCAAAGATACACGTGGATATGAAGTCACTGGCCGGGCTCCTGGTGAACGTGGCGGTACACCAGATGTAACAGATGGTAATCGTAAAACTGGAGATATACAAGGCGATAGAAGCAAATATGGATATCCTAAGTCCGTAAATGAAACGCCGGTGGAAGGATTTCCCAACGAGCCGATGATGTTTAGTTATACTACACCAGGCCAACATACTGTGTTGATGAATGATGATCCGGATAATTGTCGCGTTAGAATCCGTACAGTTTCTGGTAATCAGATTATATTAGATGATACTAATGAACGTATATATATATCATCCGCTGAAGGCAGTAATTTTATTGAAATGGATATTGATGGTACTATCGACATTTATGCTGCTAACCGGGTAAGCATACATAGTGAAAATGATATTAATATTAAAAGTGATAAACAGGTTAATATTGAGGGAACTGCTGGAATCAATCTTAAATCTTCTGAGGATATTAATGTAAGCACGGATACCAGTATTAATATGAATGCCAGTGATGCTAATTATTTTACATCCGGTAAAGATACACACATCAAGGCTGGCGGTAATATTAATGCACAATCGTCTAAAGATATTAGCATTAAATCTGGTACTAATGCTGTTATTGATGCAGGTGCTGATATTGGATTAAAAGCATCTGGAAATCTAGTTGGAAAAGGCACACAAGTACAGTTTAATGGTCCTTCACCTGCTACCGCAAAGGCCGCCAAATCTGCTATAAAGGCTAATCCCGTTAACCGGGAACCTAAGCATGAATCTGTTGATTGGCGTGCTATATCTGCAACTGGTAAGCGTAGCGATGCAGTAAATCCAGCACATAAAGACCAATCTGAAGATAATCCGTATAGTAATAGAAAAGAAGGTGGTAAAACTAGCCGGAAGCGACCAAATAACTGGCGAAAATGATGTTATTGCAATTCCATAAATACTTAGAATAGATTATTTTGGAGTTTATGAATGCCAGTAAATAAAAAGGCCACTTATATTGGTGGTACATTTTCAACAAACCTTTCAAGTGGATTTAGACGAACTGATGTTGATTTAATTAAAATTGATCTTCTGAATCATTTATTCACTCGTAAAGGTGAGCGCATTATGATGCCTAATTTTGGTACAAACCTCCAAGACTTACTTTTTGAACCGCTTGATGAATTATTACAAACACGAATTTCAAATGAAATTGAACAAGTCATCGTCTATGACCCACGGGTTGAATTATTGAACATGACTTTAACAGTAAGTGAGGATGAATCTTCTATGACTGTTGATGTGTTGGTTCGATTTGTTGAGTTGGATATTATCGATGTTATCAATTTAGATTTACCACTTGGATAATAAAAATGAAATTAATAGTTAATACATAATAGGAACTTTTAGATGGCAAGCATAGACATTCAAGAAGGTTACCAACGCGTTCATAAGGCGTTTGAGCAAATAAATTTTAATTCATATGACTTAG